GAGAGGTCGCGTAGTTCGGTCGAGCGCGCGTGATTGGAAATCACGTAAAGGGCAACCTTTCGAGGGTTCAAATCCCTCCCTCTCCGCCATTTGCTCAAAAAGCCAGTAAACTTGCGGGTTTGCGGGCTTTTTTTGCTTTCTCTTGCCAGTCGCTTTTTCTCGAACCCCCGAAGTTGTTTTAGGGTGTTTTGAGTTAATTCGCGGCTAATGTTTGCCCTAAACTCTTGAAATGCTTGTAGTCATGGGGGTTTACGCTCTACTCGCGGTTTGCCATTGCTTTTTGTGCAAGCGATGTGTTGTCTATCCACGTCATTGCGCTTGCGGAAGCAATTTTTGACTGATAATCAAGATGAGCGTAGGCTTGTGTCAAGACATCCATAAAAATATTAACAAATTTGTTTCAATCCTGCACAAGCCCAGCCAAACCGTGATAGAACTCCCCGAACCGCCAAACGACCTCAATCTCCTCCGGAGAAGTGACGCGAATCTCCTTGATAAGCCCTTGCACCATTTCCCTCGTGAGAGTTTTCTGCCCGAAAAACGGCCTGTGGCTCTCCGCGAACTCCGAAGCATCTTCAGTTAGGGTTTCAAGAGCCGAGAGCTGCGAGGAAGCCTCCTCGATAGCCGCCGCGGTCTGCGCCTTTTGCGCTTGGTATTTTTCCTTCGTCAGTTTGCCCTCAAGGAACTGCTCCAGCAACTTGGTTTGCGACAGCTTCAACTTTTTCAACCGTGTCTCGCATTCGCGCCGTTCGGTTTCACGCCGGGCGGCTTTTGATTGCCGGTCAGCCATGAGCGACTGCTCTGAAGCCTGCGCCAATTCCAGTTTTGCCTTTACGACGGCGAAGATGGTATCGATGAACTCCGGCTCGATGACCGTCGCCTTTTCGCAGCCGATGCCCATGTTGAAGCTGTGGCAGTAGAAGCGGCGCCTGTACCGGCTCTCGAACACCAGCGTTTTGTTGCAATGGGCGCATTTCAGCATTCCGACCAAAATGCTCTTGGGCTTATCCGGTCGGACGATTTCCTTCCGTGTCCGAAAAACCTTCTGCGCCTGCTGGAATAACTCATCGCTGACGATGGGTTCGTGCGTCTCCGGCGTGATAACCCAATCTTCTTTGGGAACCAAGAAGGTCTTGCGGTTCACGGTGGTGTACTTGCCGCAAACCATTTTGCCGGTGTAGCGTTCGTCCTGCAAGATGCGCCGGACAATGTCGCCCGTCCATATCGCAGCCGTGTCCAGCGAGATGTAATGCATCTTTTTCGTGGACTTGCCTTTATTGTAGGCGTTCGGCGGCAGGATTCCCTCGGCATTGAAACGGAGAGCGATAGCCCTCGCGTTCTCGCCGCCAGCGGCAAGCTCGAACATACGCCTAACCACTTCGGCGGCGGGCGGGTCGATGACGAGCCGCTTTTTTTGAACCTTGTTCGTGTAGCCGTAGATTGCGAACGGGGCGATGTAATCGCCTTTCTTTGCGAGGGAAGCCCGCGCGCTCCGTATTTTTACAGACAAGTCCTTGCTGTAGAGGTCGTAGATGATGTTTTTCATTGCCATGTCCACCCCAAGAGCGGCGATGGCGGTCTTGCTGTCGTAATGTTCGTTTACGGCGATGAACCTGACGCCGAGGAACGGGAATATCTGGTCGATGTAGTCGCTGACTTCGATGTAGTTCCTGCCGAACCTCGAAAAGTCCTTGACGATGACGCAAGTGACCTTATGTTGCTTGACGGCGTCAATCATTCCGATGAATCCGGGGCGCTGGAAATTCATGCCCGTGAATCCGTCGTCGAGGAACTCAACAACCTCGCAGCCTTGCAAATCGGCGGTTTCGGATATATAGCGGTCGAGCAGGTCGCGCTGGTTCTTGATGCTCTCATTTTCCGAAGCCTTGCCGTCATCGTTGGAAAAGCGGAGATACTTGGCGATAACCATCATAACCCACCCGCTTTCGCCAAATCGCATACGGTGTTGTACTCATCTTCGTACCGCCAAACGATTTCGATTCTGTCCGCGCCGTGGACTATAATTTTTTCAATGAGTTCGGACACCATGTCGCCCGTGAGGGCTTTGTGGTTCTTGAACTTCACGAATGAAGCGATGCGCTCATTGTCCTTTGAGAATACGGACGACAACCGCTCCTGCTCACATTCAAGCTCCACAAGCCCGGACTGCAGCCGCTCGGCTTCGGCAGTATAATCGTCTTTCATCTGCCGGAACTCCGCCTCGGTGATGAGTTCGTCGCCGAAGGTGTCGAACAAGCGGCCCCGCAGGGCGGCGTTTCGCTTGATTGCCATGTTCGCGTTGCGTATGGACTGCCGGATACTCTCCAGCCTATCCAAATGAGCCTTGCTGCCCGAAACCTTTGCGAGAAGCCTCTGTACGTCGGCTGCCACGGATATTTCTTTCTTGATGACCGCGAAAACAGCCTCAAGCAGTTCCGCCTCTTTTATCGGCTCCGTGGTGCAATTCGGGTTCGCCCGGCGCATAACGCAATGGTAATGCCGGTAGTTGTATTTTGGATCGACCTTGTGCTGCATAGCCTTATTACAGCACGGGCAGAACAGGATACCCTTAAAAATGTTTTCGCCCTTATTGGCGTTCCGTGTGCGGCGGTTCACGCCGAAATTGTTGGCGTGCTGTTTGGTCACCGCTTGAACGGTTTCCCAAAGCTCGTCGCTGATGATAGGCTCGTGGGTATTGCGGACGACAACCCATTCATCGCTCGGAAGCTGAACTTGTCTGCCGTTGACCGAGTTTCGCGTGAACTTCCGCTGGGTCATGTGTCCCGCGTATGCGGGGTTTTTGATGATCCACGAAACGGTGGAGTCCGTCCAGAATTGCCCGTCTTTCGGCGGGGTGTTCTTGTACCGCCCCATTGCGATGTTGCGCTGCCGCGGCGAGGGTATGCCCATCTCGTTCAGCCTGCGGGCAATCGCCATCATGCCGATACCTTCGGCTTTCCACTCGAAAATCTGCCGCGCGATGGGAGCGGTTTCGAGGTCGATAACCAGCCGGTTATTGTTTTCCTCGGACTTGCGGTAACCGTAGGGAGCCGACCAGCCGATGAAATCGCCGTTGTTCTGCTTGGTCGTGAACATCGTCTTGATTTTACGCGAAATGTCGGTGACATAGGCGTGATTGACGATGTTGCGGAGCGTGACCATGATGTCGGCCGCGCTGTCCCTTTCGGAGTCGTAGCCGTCGTTGACGGACACGAACCGAACGCCCATGAACGGAAATATCTTCTCGATATAGTTGCCGGTTTCGATATAGTTCCTGCCGAAGCGGGATAAATCCTTTACCACCACGGCGTTGACCTTGCCGTCCCTGATATCGTCCATCATGCGGTTGAACGCGTCGCGGTCGAAGTTCGAGCCGGTGGCGCCGTTGTCGCAGTAAACGTCAGCGAGAGCCATATCCTCCTGCACCTCAACGAAGCCGAGAAGCATATCCCGCTGGGCTTCGATGGAGTAGCCGTCGTCAAGGTTGTTGTCCTCGACCGAGAGCCGGACGTAGACCGCCGCGTTGTATCTTGCCGCCGTATTGATAACGGCAGCCGCTTCCGCCGAGGGAAGCATCTGAGCCTTTCTGCTTTTCCTCGCCATATCAGACCACCTCCCTTACATCAACATCATGTTCGGGCTGGGCGGCCTGTACGCTTTGGATATATTCGATGATGCGCTGATATTTGTGGTTATACTTGAACAGAACCTCGATGCGCTTATCCTGATAGACGACTATGCGGTCTAACAGGGTAACGGCGACCGGGCGGGTCAGGACGGTGATGTCCCTGTGTTTTTTGAATTGCTCTATCCATTCATGGCTGCCTGTATTGCTGGATAGCTCGTCATACTCGGCTCTCAGCTTAGCGAACAGGCTTCCGAGCGTTCGGGTTTCGTCATAATAAACGTCGCCCTCGCCCCTGCCGTACTCCAAACACTGCCGCACTTCGTCGGCAGTTCCGATAATAACCCGTTCGGTCATGCGTTTTTTATCGAGCGTCAGCGAAAACACCACGCGCCCAAATTCCCGTTTTCTGTTCGTAAAATCGTAAATCTTCATTTTGCACACCTCAATATTTTTATCACAATAAATAATATTCGTTTTTTACAGGCGCGGAGCGACGCTTACAGGCGCACCGCGACGCTAATACGCCGTAGGCGGAAGCCCCGCAGGGCGCACAGCAGTATCTCGGCAGAGATACTGTATAAGTGCGCTGTTCCATTCTGGAACAGAATGGGCGTAGCCAATCTCTATGTTACAGGGATAATAAAATAAATTGCCTTTATCCATTACAGCATACCACAAACCCCTTGATTTGTCAAGCCTTTATGCGATATGATAAATATGCGGGAAAACAAAATACACCTTGAAAATTTCATAGGCAGCCAGTCAGATACCAGCCCCCGCCACATTCTTGCATAGGCTTGTTTCCCCGGAGAAACAGGCGCGAGAGCGACGGGGGTTGTGTAATACGCGGTTAGGTCAAGCAA